GCAAACAAATAATTGAAACTTCTGGTAATAGTTCTCCAGCCAGCGACGGTTGTTATACTACGAATCCCACTGGACAGGTAACTGTCGGACATCGGGTACACCCAGATGTTTCCGTTATCTGATGTTTGCGTGCTATCTGCCGGAATCATAAAACACAGCACCATCGCAAGTGCGTGATATCCGGATATCAGCCTGCCGTTTTTGTCGGTAGATATAACCAAATCGTTCACATCCTCCGCAGTTTCCATGTCGATAACTTCATACCACTCTACGCCTTCGCTCGGCATATTCACCGCCTCCCACTCGGTCGGTTTGCCGTCCTGCACGGCCTTGACCTTGATTATCTGGCCGGGGGTGGCGGCGGTCAGACCGAGGGATATAGCCGTATCAGCCTTGGCAAGGCTTGTCTGCACATCGTCCGCAAGGTCGGATTTGGGGATACCGTCAGCGGGCTTGGTGTATCCCGTTCCTGCTTTTTCAGCCCCGATATTCGTTCTGGCCTGTGACTTCTGTTCTTCGGTCAGGGTTTGGGGGGTGTATGTCACGGCATCGGCGGCACCGCCGCTCGCTGCCGCCTCGTTTATCGCCGCCACAAGGCTGCTTTTGTCCTCCGTGGTCAGGTCGGAAAGATTGCCCATGTCTGCCCGTAGCTGCTCCTCCGCCGTGGGCGGGATTGTGGGGAAGGGATTACCCTCCGTGCCGCCTGTCGGGGCTACGCTGATATGTGCAATGTTTGTGGTAATGCGCGGGATTACTTCCCCATCCCGTGCGGAGTTGCCCACAAGCCACACGTGCCAGTCGCCCGCTGTAAGGTTAAGCTGCTGCTTAGCGGTTATCTCCCCGCCTGTCACGGGCACTTCATACACCGTGCAGCCCTGCCCAAACATGGCCTTAATCTCGCGCCCCGTCCAGTCCTCGGTCTCACACACCACTTTCGCGGTAAGGTACTGTACGGATTCAGCGGCAAGGGGGAGATATTCGGCGGTCAGAGATTGGTGGTTGGCAGTTAGGGTAATATTGTAGGTCATGTGTCCTCCTTAGCCATTTTGTAGCTTTACAAGCGTATTTGAGCCCACGCGGAAGTAAAGCGCATTATTATATTGGGCATATAACGATATATCCTTGTTTTTGTCATTCGGCGAGTGTGCATTTTTAAGCGTCGCCGTGCGCAAAGACGATATACTAATAGATATGTTGGCGCTTCCGTCAAAGTTTGCTGTCCCTTCCACATCGCCAGTCAGTCGGATTTGTCGGGCAGTACTAAGCTTATTCGCGCTGCCTGCGGTGTTTGCCGTCCCTGCGTTGATTGCCTTTATTGGTCGTCCTACCACATATTCAACGACATATGTGCCGTTATCCTCCAAAATTCGCACGCGGTCGCCCGCGTTAAAAACAACGCCGCTGTTGACCTTGTAATGCTTTTGTGATTCGCTGCCGTCGTCAAAAGCCAGCGTCACTCCGTCGTCATGCACGGTTTTTATGGTAGCAAAATTCATTCCGTTATTCTCCTTGCTTTGTGCTTCATCTTCCCGCCTGCACGTAGTTCCATGCTCCATGCAGTTTCTTGATAGATTTCGTTTATCCCCAGTACCTCATGCTCTACCTGATACACGTCCTTATACCCGTGCATCGGCATAAGCCCCGTGGCAAAGTCTATGCCGTGCAAGTCTGCCTCGGCTTCGATTGCTCGCCGGCGCACATATGCGTCAAGCTCCGCCTGTGTGCTTATGTCACGCAGTTCAATTACTTCCGTCACCACTTGTCTGTTTTTGGTGCTTAATGGCGACTGCGGGTCGGCGTTTTCATATACCGCGCGCATGGGCGCGACTTCGGGGGACGATACATAGGCGATAAATCTGTTTGGCGTGTCAAAGTAGTCTATAGCCTCTTTGGCCTCGCCCATTATCACGCTGTCTTGCTTGGTGCTGTACTTGTACGCAATATCGCTCAGTTCGATGTCTCTTTGCTTGCGCGCGATAAAAATTCCGTTCGCGTCGGGGTGTATTGGCGTGTAATTTATCGCCGCCAAAAGCTCGTTGATTATGTCCAGCCTATATGCTCCGGGCGCGTATTCAACCGCCTCGGCAATAGTGTCCTCTGCACCCTCGATGTTAGCGCGGGTTATGCCCGCACCGTACAGCACATTAAGCACTATATCCGTATAGCGCGTCCCTGCCGGATAGTATAGCCGCGTGGATATGCCATCCGTCTTTAGCAGTTGGTTAAGGTCATATGCCTCCACCGTGCGCGATACCGTTTTAGCTTTCGCCATGCGTTCCGGTGACGACAGCACAAAGACACCCAGCGGCCACTCTGCCCACGTATCACCCATGCGCAGCCCAAAGACGGGGCGGACGCGCACGCTGAGATAGTCTATTTCTTCGTCGCGCATTTCAAAAGCGGCAGTACGCATTATCGCACTGCCGCTATCAAAAGTTATAGTTCCGCTGGACACTGTTGTTATGTCGCGCTTATACTGCAAGTCGCGCCCCAGCAATTCATAGCGCACGCGGATTTGCCGCGTGGGTGCTACAAGTGCCGCCTGTATCTCTACATCCGTATATCCTGCCCGTGCAAACTGCATCATACCACCTCGCTATGTTCGACTTCGTTGATGACAAACGACAGATTATATATCATGCCGTAGTAGTCCGCGGGCTGGTCGGACGGGCTTATGCACACGCCGTACATTTTCATCCGCGCATTACGGTACAGCACCGTTTTGCGCTGCCGTATCACCCGTTCAAGCGCCTTGTATGCGTCCTTGTCATTTGTGGCAAAGGATACCGTCACAGACCTCTGGGCAAGCTGCCCAAATTCCGCCACGGGCTTTTCGCGCCCGGCATATTCCATCATGCTAACGTCATAATCGGTATAATACTTGTCCTGCACGTTATAGCGCACTTCAAACGGATGCGAGGGGTCGTCCACGGGCGTAAGCCATCCCGTCGTCAGTTCAAACGTCGTACGCTGCTGCGCGCCCTTGCTTTCGCCGCTGTCACTTACGGCTATAACCTTATATCGCACTTCGCCGTCCATCACAGACCAGTCTTTATACTTTTTTGTTGTGGTACTGCCGATGCGGATAAAATCCGTGTCGCCGGGGGCAAAGCGGTATATATCGTACCGCAGTATCCCCGTTTGATTATGGCTTATCACTATGTCGATGCTATCTTTTTTTTTTGAAAGCACGAAGCTTGGCGTGGTCGGGATTATGTAATTTGCCGTTATGGTATCCTCTGCCCATGCGCTGTAGTGCGCCGCCTCGTCCCGCGCAGATACGCGCACGGTGTACTGCTCGCCGTTTTCAAGCGCGACGGGGATGTCATAAAATTGGTCGCTGCTCTCGGCGGTGATGTCCACTATGTAGGTCGCGCCCTTTAGGATTTGCACCTTGTACGCGCTTTGTGCAAATGTCGTCGTCCATATCAAACGCGGTTTTGCCGCTGTGAAAACGCTTGTCACTATACTTGGCGCGGTCGGGGCCGTGCCGTAGTATGCATATGCTTGGTCGCTGTAATCGCTGGGCGCGTCGTCTGTGTCTATGGTCTGCACGCGCCAGTAAAAATTGCCGCTGGGGATTTTCGCAATCGGCACATCGGCATATTGGTTGGTGCTTGTCGCGGTGATTGTCTCCCACGTCAGGCCGTCGCCCGATATTTGCAGGTTGTAGCCCTTTTGCGGCAGATTGCTCTGCGGGCTGGGGTTATGCGCCCAGTTGAAGCGCACCACGCCACCGCTCGGCGCGACCGTCTCTCCCAGTATCGGGCTTTTTATAGTCGGGATTTGCGGGCAGTCGGCAAATATTGTCTCAATGTAGCTGCGGTTCGGCAGCTCGTAGTCGGTGTAATTTGCCCAAAAATGCGAATAAAAGTCATAAGCATAGTACTCTACCGTGCCATCTCTATATTTATACGCTACCTTGCCGGGTACGCGATTTTCTATCGGATTGTTTTCGGGCGTATATGCCGACATCTGGGTAAGATATATGCTGCCGTCGCTAAGCAAATCTTCCCCCTGTGGTAGCTCAAGCGTTATCCAGTCCCCGCTCGCTATCTCGCTCGGCATGTCGTTATACTCTTTTGCTACGCTCGCGTAGCCAGCAACGTACCGCATGTAAGCAAAGCCTCTCGCCGGTATCGCTGGCGTGGGATTAACCTCGACCTCCGACGGGAATGTATTTATTGATTGCGTTGTGTATCCATCCGGTGGCGTTACAGATCGGGTAAATCTATTGCCATACTTTTCATTGGATGTACCCAGGTGCAGCTTTACGGCGTGGGATATTACCTTTTTCCCCGCGGGGACAATCAGTCCGCTATAATCAAGCCTTGTTATCCCCTTTACATACTTCTGGCATTGTTCGGCAGAGCCGTCTACCCGGATTATGTTGTCTAACCCTGTGCCGCCTGTGAAATATGTCTTTATGGTTGTTTTTGCCATTACTTTGCCCTTTCTGCCTGCCTCGCGCGTTTGAATGTTGCCGTCATTGCCGCCACGGTTTCCATGTCGCGCGATTGCACGGTCAAATAATAATTATTCGTGCCGCCCATGCTGCGGCTGTCCTCTGCGCTGTATACCCTGCTCCCCTGTGGCAAGGATACCAGCTCCGGCCCGCGTTCGCCGACCCATGTCAACCCGCCGGGCCAGTAGTCCGTGCCGTCCGCGTTGCGGCCTATGTTTTTGCCAAAACCGCCGCTCCACGCGCGGGCGCTCGCCCCCTCGTCGCTAAAAACCTTGGCTATGTTTTCGCCGTAGCGCGTAAGGTTGCTGTCGTCAAAGCCCTTGCCGCTGATAAGGTTAAACAGCTGCTTAAAAAGCTCTATCACTATGGCGATGGTGTTAGCTACTATGGTCAGCGCGTCGGCCAGCACGCCCAGCGCAAGCGCAAGCGTTTGCAGCACAGGCACGCCATCCTCCGCCGTACCGAAAAGCACATCAAAAAGCGGTTCAAGCGCGGATACCACGTCAAGCAGCGCGCCGAAAACCTCCAAAATGCCTGAGCCCTCGGCGGCTTCTTGCAGCCGCACGAAAAGGTCAGTCCCTTTTTGCGTCAGATTCTCGACCGATGGCGCCATACCCTTGGCGATGGTATTTTTTAGTCCTTCGCCCGCTGCGTCGAAGTTATTGACAGCTAAGGTCACATCATTCAGCGCGGCGAGCGTTTCCTCGTCCATTACCACGCCAAATTCGTGCGCCATTTTCTTGGCTTCTTCCAATCCTGCCGCGCCCTTGTCCAGCAGGGGTATTATCTTTTCGCCCGTGCTGCCCAGCAGCTTGCTTGCTATGGCGTTGCGCTCTGTTTCGTCCTTCATCCGGCTTAACTTCGTTATAACTTCGTCAAACAATTCGGATTGAGACTTAAAAGTGCCTTGGCTATCCTTGACCTTTATGCCCAGTTGGGCAAAGAGTTCAGCGGCCTCGCCGCTTCCGGTTGCCGCATCCTGCGCCTTTTCGGCCAGCATGGATATATCGCCCTGCGCTGCTTCCGCGCTGCTGCCCACGGTCTTTAGTACATAATCCCATTCTTGGTAGGCTTCTGTGGTCATGCCCATTGTGCGGGACAGATTTGTGACTTCGGTGGCGTGCTTGCTTTGCTCAAGGGTCAAGTCCACAAGCGCTTTTTCGACTTCTACAACCGCCGCGGCTAAGGCAGCAAATGTGCCTATCGTCACAAGCGTCTGCGTGTCGATTTTAAGCATCCCGTTAAGGGTGTTGGTCATTTCTTTCGGTAAGCTTATCCCAAATTTCCCGCCGACGTCATTCAGCGCGTCGCCAAGGTCTTGGGTGTTTTCTTCCGCTTCGCTTTCTTTTTGCCCAAAGTTTTCTACGGCATCCTTGCTTTCTTCAAGCGCGCGTTTTTGTTTCAGCAGGGCGGCTTCGGTATCTTTTACTGCTTTGGCCATGCGCATGGTGCGGGCATCATTTTCGCCGTATGCTTCCGTCAGTTTTTTTAATCGTTCCTGTTGCAGCTCCTGCTTCTTCGTCAATTCACCGACAATTTTATTAAGATTTTTGTTTGTTGCGGTTAATGCCTCGAGGCTATCCTCATTGCCCTTGAATTGTTCCTGTAGCCTTTTGCTTTCAGCGTTAAGTATATTCAGGCTGCCGTTTATGTTGCCAAGCGCTTGCCTATATTCTTTTTCGCCTTCCGCGACAAATCGTGTTCTAATATTCGGCATCGCTTTATACTCCTAAGTATTCCGCAAGGCTTACGGGCTTCTCAGCCTCTTTCGCCTTGCCTATCTCTTTATACGCTGTTAATATTTTTTCTATGCGGTATGGCGTTGCAGTTGCCCAAAAATCACGCTCGGGCAGCCGTAACGCCATCACCCACACAGCAAGATACCATGCAAAATTCAGCGGTTTGCCGCTGTCTCCGTTTTTTTTTCTGCGTCCTCGCCGCCCGCGCTTTTCAACGCTTCGGTCACAAGGGGCAGTACAACGCCGCTTATATAGCCCAGTTCACTTATGGGGATTTCGCGGCCTACCTCGCGCACGGTCAAGTCGCCGTCCGTAGCGTCATTTATCATCGCTGTCAAAAATGTCAGCGTCGCCCGTATGGTGCTGCCCTTAAACGCACGGGATATGTCGCCGCCGTAGGCTTCCTGCACGTCCGCCAAGACATTCATATTGCAGCACAACTTTATTTTTTCTCCGTGCCACTCAAACGGCGCGGTTTTAAGCCTAATATCGTCCATGCGGCCTCCTTACGCGCTCGCGCCAAAGCAAGCATTTATCCACGCTATGGCATTGGCGGCATCGTCAAGCACGGCCACCTCCATTATGTCTTGTGTGTCCGCGTCGCTCGGCAAAAATTCGCCCGTTGTTGTCGGGGTCTGAAATTGGATGTTTTCGCCCTTGGTCTGCAAATTCATCGCAGGCTGGCCGAAAAGCGCCTTATGCACAAAGCAAGCCGTTACCTTGTTCGAGCCGTCCCGCATATCGGGCGCATAAAAGCCAAGGCCGACATACTTAGGTGTATCCTTCGCCGTGGTCAAAAGGCTTTTGGTTGCCGCGGTAGATATGGTGCGGGATTTTTCGGTTACGCCAAACATTAGCTTCTGGGCATCGTCGGGTATATACTTCACGCCCGCGGATATCGTGCCGCCCGTTACTTGTTTCATATATTCAGCGAGTTTGCCTTCTGCATATAATCTGCCCTCGGCAGATGTAAGATTAAGCTGCACAGTCATAGCGTCGCCCATGCTTGTGGGGGTGTCGTATGTCACCGTGCCGCTTGCGTTTTTGTACTCGGCCACTTTCAGGCCGCGCAAGTCAAAAGTAGGCATTTAATTTAGTCCTTTCTCCTTCAGGTATTGTTCTGTTTTCTTCTCCATCAATTCTTCATACTCTTTGCGGGCTTGTTCTTCCGCTTCCGTCCAAAAATGTGTGCCGCGGTAATTTGACCGCCCGTAGTTCAGGACATATGCGATATAGCTATTTGCGGTGCCCTTCGAGTTTCTTTCTCTTTTTCCAGTAGCTTTGACCTCGCTGTATTTTTGCCCGTCCTTGTCTTTGCCTTTTGTGATTTTGATAGACCTTAGTAGTTCGCCCGTTCTGACGTGATGGTGCCGCGTTATGCTTTCCTCGATTTTTTTCTTTGCGATTTTGCCGCCATCCACAAGCAAATCGTCCACAAAGTCCGCTATGCCGTCCTCGGTCGCATGTAAGGCGTTTTGTATGGCGTCTATGCCGTCCACATACATCTTAGCCATATATACCGCCTATATGTGTCGCCGTCATGGGGATATGATACAGCCCCGTATCTGGCTCATAGTCCTCGGCATTTACGGTGCAAGTCCATCCCGCTGCCTGCAAAAGTCGCTTGATTTCAAGCAGTTTCTCTGCATATGGCACGGTCTTGGTGTAATAGTCTACCGCGTACAGCACAGACGTTTCAGCCTCGGTTCCTTCGGCGTACAGTGTTGTCGATTGGGTGATAAGCTGATAGGTCACGTACTCGGCTGCGTCGCCCATGTAGGGCGGGTGGCATACGGTGTATTTGTCTTGCAATATTTCCGCAATCGTCATGCCGTCACCACCCTTTGTACTTTGATTTCCAAAAATTCGCAGCGGTCGTTGACGTTGTTGATGCTTATCACCTCATACGGATCCGTGTCTCTTTCCCGCCATATGCGGCTTTTGACCGTCACCAACGGCGAATAGCGCATGGTTATCGTTGCGGGTTCGCGCAAATGCAGCTCAGCGGCCTGATATATCTCCGCGCCGTGCGCGTTAACCCACTTGCACCACACAGGCCGCGTAAATGCGTTCACAAATTCTTCGCGGCTAAAGCCGTCCCTTATGGTATATACGGGGTTTTTTATGGTGATTTTTGTTCGCATCTCGCCTGCGTTTGCGCGTGCCGCCATCAAAACCACCAGCCTTTGTATTGCCGCAGCATGGCCTGTGCCGCCATGTCAACTTCGCTTGTGTTTGCGGTTGTGACGGCTTCGCGGTTGGCGTACCAATGCCCAATCAGCAGCAGCATTGCCTGCCGTACCATAAATGGCACATACCCGCCCGCCGTGTATGCGATAGTCGCATTGGGTTCATTTACTGTCACCGTTCCGCGCCGCAAGTCCGCCGTATACTCCACGGCCTTGCCGTCTACCGTCACGCTGTCAATACTTTTTACTGGGCAACGCGGCAGTTCGGTTGTTCCTGCCGCGTCCGTCAATGCGGTTATTTTCTGCGGCGCAAACGCGCGGCCCGTATAGTTTTCGCAGTATTCCCGCGCCGCAGCGATAAGCGGCAAAATTATCAGCATATCCTCGCTGTTATCGTCGGGGTTAATGCGTAGATGCATCTTTGCCGCATCGAGCGTTACAGCCTCGTTCATTATTGTTTGCGTCAAAATTTGTGCCGCCATATCTAACCTCCGTTCTTGCGCGGGGCAAAACGCCCCGCGTGTTCATCTTATGAGCCCTTAATTTTAAGGCGGGCAAACGCTTCGCCTACCACGGGCGCGCCGTCGCCGAAGTACTCGACCAGATAGCCGATGGAATTATTCGGCGCATACAGCTCGTTGAGTACCTGTATGTACAGGCCGTCGCCGTCGCAAATCATATAACCCGTCCTAAAGTCACCGTATACCGCAGCGTACTTGCCCGCCGTGTAGGTATTGGGCGCATATTCGCTCATGTACACGGGTGCTCCGAGCAGCCTGTCGGGCTGTCCCATCTGTACGGACGGCTGCCATATATACTGGCCGTCGCTGCCCTTGAGCTTGGCCAGTGTCTTGCACAGGTCGCGGTGCATCACCCAGGACGCATTGCGCGTATACTGCCCCTTAACCGCATACTTGGTTTCGATCATATCGTCTGCGGTTATTGCAGCCGCGGCACTCGTAATGTCGCGGGCTTCGGGTACTCCGTTCGCGCTTGCAACAAAAACGCCGAGCGGGCCGTTAGTACCTGCGCCGTTCATGTAGGCGTTCTCCTGCGCGGCCTCGACTTTGTAGAGTATCCTGTCAAGCACCGTCTGGTCGGGTGAGGGCGCGTGCCGCATAAGGGTTCGGGATATCTTTATCAGCTTCGCAAGGCGCTGAGGCTTGAATTCTCTGCGGCCAAAGGAAATAGCCGCTTCTTCGGGCGCTGCCGCAATTTCGGTTGTCCATTCTATGTCGGACGCGTCGGCGGTAAGCGTCGGGTAACCAAGGCTCTGCGCGTTGCCGATGGGGCCGACAACATCACAGATCTGGCGCATAAACATATCGTCTTTCAGGCCGGCTATCAGCCTGTTCACAAATTCAACGGGGGCGGTCAGATAGCCCGCGTTGGCATTCGTGCCGAGGGTCTGCGTGGTGTTGCGATACGCGGCTATGTCGCCCTGGTCGCCCCGCAAGGCGCGGCCAAACATATCCACGATTTTGTTTTTGGCATTGTCCCGCTGTACATCGGCCACTTCTCCGGCGGCGCGCTCGCGTTCAAGCTGCTTCTGTTCGCGGGTTATGCTCGCATTAAGCTTGTCAAATTCTTTTTCAAGCCTGTCATACGTCGCCTTATCGTCCGCGTTCATTTCCTCCGCGTCATTGCGGTTCATTACCTCGCGCAGCTGGGCAGTTATCTTAGCCCTTTCCTGCATCATCTCATAAATTTCTTTTGCCATTTCATACCTCCAAAATTTTTAATCTCATGGCCTTAAATCTTTCGCGCTGTTCCGCCAGCGCTGCGTTTGTTGTATCTGTTGTGGGCTGGATTTCTCCCCCATTATCAGGCTCGTTAATTTCCGGCGCGTGCTTATAGCGGGGAAAATACTTGCCCGCGTTTGCGCACGCCGCTATTTTTTTATTCTCAATCAGCTCATCCGCAAAGCCCGCTTCCTTCGCTTCCTTGCCGCTCATCCACGTCTCCGCGCTCATCATGGCCGCTATTTCGTCCTTGTCTTTGCCCGTGCGGGCGGCGTATATGTCCGCAATCTGCCCGTTAAGGCGCTCAAGCTCATCGGCGGTTTTCCGCAAATCCTCTGCGCCGCCGCCTGTGTATGTCCATGCGTTGTGTATCATCAGCGTGGCGTTTTCGGGCATTTTTATGACATCGCCCGCCATTGCTATGACGGATGCGGCGGAGGCTGCAAGGCCGTCTACATGGACGGTCTTTTCCGCTTTATGCCGCTGTAAAATGTTGTAAATGCTGAATCCTGCAAAAATGTCGCCGCCGGGGCTGTTTATGTAGACATCAAGCGCGGATATATCCCCAAGCGCCGCAAGGTCTTTCTGGAATTGCGCGGGGGTAACTTCGTCACCAAACCATGACATATCGCTTATTTCGCCATATAAAAAAAGCTCTCCGGCATTGCCGAGGGCTTTGAACACCCAGAATTTATGCACCTTTTGTATCTCCTTTCACCTGTGCGCTCTTTGGCGCGTTTAGTTTCGCATTTTCCAGCGGCAGCATATTGCCGTTGATAAAGTATATCTGCCCCAGTCCGTCAGGCAGCGGGTTCATGTCCTCAAGCTCGCGTATATCGTCTGCGTTCATTATGCCGTTCTGCCGCATCGAGTTATAATAGCTTGTGCGTGACGCGGTGTCGCCGCGCAGAAGACCGTTTGTGTTAAATTTGTAGTAATATTCGCGCTGCTCTGCCGTTGTCAGCAAGTCGCGGTAAAGCGCTTGCTCTATGCGCACGGATAACGGGTTTATGCAATCGCGCACAAATTCCGCGCTTTGCTGCTCGATGTTGCTGAATGTTGCCTTCTCCAAGTCCATGCACATATGTGGCGGCACGCCGAATATCCTGCATATTTCTGTCACAGCCCACTTGCGGCTGTCAAGCAGCTGTGTTTTCTGCATATCCCTGTCCCACGGTTGTGCCGTGGAGCCGTTCTCTAAAAACATCCATTTGCCCGCGTTCTCCACACCCGCATAATTGGTCTTAAAGTCCTCCTTGAAGCGTTCGTATGCGCTGTCTGATAGCTCGCCGGGATAAGTTATATAGCCGCCCGGTGACGTGCCGCTGAATCCGCGCTGTGCATACTTTGTCATGCTGTCGTTTAGGCCAAGCACCCCCGCCGCTATGTCCATCGGGTCTTCCGGCGTTCGGCTTGCAAATCTGAATCCCGGTATAAATACAAAATCGCCATCCCTCAGCGTTTCGGTTATGCCGTCCGCCGTGGCGTATATGTACTGCTCCCCGTTGCGGCTGTTGGTATAGACTTGTGAACAGTTTGCCGTGGGCAGATTTTTAAGTGCCGTTATTACTCCGCTGCGGTTGCGCACTATGCGCAGATACCCCCCACGCGTCAGCAGTATGTTTGCCACAAGCATCTGCATCATTTCATACGCCGTCGTGGTCGGGTTTGGCAGTATATTTGTAATCTTGTATAACGGATGGTCTTTGGCCTTCTGCTTGCCGTCGCTACGGTCGCGGTACATATGCAGCGGCAGCGCCGCCATTGTCTTGCTTATCAGGTCTACACACCTGAAAACCGCCGCAACCTGTAATGCCGTATCCGCGCTTATGGCGCACCCGTTGCCCATAAGGTAATCCTGCCATGCCGTATCACTGGATACAGGCGGCAGTTTTTCTACACCTGCCGCGCGTATCTCAATTATTTTGCCGAATAGCTTGATTTTTTTCATCCTCACCTCATATTACGCGCAAGCCGCGCTGTTCGTATACGCTTCGTTTGGGTTCCAGTTTGACCGCCGCCGCCATTGCGTCTATAAGTGCGCACATGGGGTCAATTCGTTCGATGCTTTTGTTCTTCATCGGCTTTATGTTCTCGTTGCCGTCCTGCGCTATCACAACGTTGCCAAATGTCCACCGCCCGCAGGGGTTATGCTCGTGCGTTATCTCGCCGTCCAGCATCAGGCGCTCCAGCTCCTTCATGGCGGGGGACATTCCCGCCATTGTCTGGGGTATGGTTATAACCTTTTGCTGTGCTACTTCCTGCTGCATCAGCGGGCGCAGGGAATCAATTCGCCATTGGTCGGCGGCAATATACTTTACATTGTAGTCCAGCATCAGCTTATCAAGATAATTTGCTATGTATGCATAATCGACGCAGTTGCCGGGCGTTGCGTGCATATGCTCCGCTTTAACCCATCTGCCAAATGGTACATGGTCACGCTGTTCGCGCTCGCGCATATTGTCCTCCGGTATCCACGCATCCACAAAAAACCGCCATTCCGTCTGCTCCGGTAACGGCGGGAAAAGCACCGCCACGCCCGTAAGGTCGGTTGTGCTTGATAGGTCGATACCTACATAGCACTCGCGCCCCAGCATATCGGATTTGTGCCAGTCGCCCTCGGTATCGTCCCACAGCGTAATAGGCATCCACCCCGTGCGTTTCAGCGATATCCATTGATTCAGCCGCAGCCAGCGGAAAAGCTTCTCAGCCGCAGGGCTGTTCCGCGCCTTTAATGCCTCGCTGCGGACATTCTCTATTTTTATCGACACGCCAAGCGAGGGATTCGCCATGTACCAATTGGCCTCGTCATATATATCCGCCGTTTCAGGCACGGTATATATCTTGGCATAAAATGTTGGGTCTATAAGTTCGCCGCTTATAATTTTTGTGGCTATGTCGTGCTGCTCCCAGCCCACGCTCTTGCGGTCAGGGTCATCACCCGCCGTAGTGATGCACCATATAAGCTGTTCGTCTCGCGCCGCGCCCGTGCCGAAGGTCAGCACGTCCCACAAGTCGCGCTTTGGGTGCGCGTGCAACTCGTCGATTATTACCACGGACGGGTTAAGGCCGTGCTTAGTAGCCGCCTCCGCCGAAAGCACTTTGAAGCGCGTGTGCGTGCGAAGGTTCAACATTTCTTTCGTACTGTCCTTGATTTTTATAATCTTAGATAGCACCTTGCTCTGCTCCACCATACTCTTTGCCGCGTTAAAGGCTATGGACGCTTGATTGCGGTCGGCTGCGCCGCAGTATATTTCACCACCCGCCGCATCCATTACAAGATGGTAAAGGCTGAGCGCGGCTATAAGCTCGGTTTTGCCGTTCTTCTTGGCTATTTCCAAATAACCCGTTCGGTATTGGCGCTTCCCATCCTCGTTCACCGTGCCGTATACGGCGTTTATAACGTCAATTTCCCACGGCAGCAGCACAAAAGGTTTCCCGTAAAAATCACCCGTATGCTTTAACGCCTGCACAAATTCTATAACCGCAAGCGCTTTTTTTATGTCAACCACCGTACTTGTTCAGGTAGGCCGCCATTGGGTCGCTTTCTGCTTCCTTCTTGGCGGCCGCAACTCCCATTCTCGCGCGGCCTACCGGGGACAGGCACAACTGCTCCGCGTATTTCGCTATGTTCTGTCCCTCCCGCCGCATTATAGTAATATACGGGTTTTCTGCGGGTCTGCCGTCCGCATTCATATAGACCAGCGGGCGGTTCTGGTATTCCTCTTGCGCCCTGCGGTATATTGCTACGCTTTCGCAGTACGCCATAAGGGTCGATATGTCCAAGTCGTTGATTATCTTCGCGTCAAGCTGGCGATACAGCTTAACTATGCGTTTCCACTCTTTTCTCGCTTCGCTTGATATGGTTTTGGGCGGCGTTAATTTATCGGTACAGCCTTCCGGTTCGCCGTTCTGTCGCCCGTCAAGCGTTTCTTTTGTGTGCCTCGCCTTGGCGTTGTCCACCAGTTTCAGCGGGGTTGGTTTTCTCCCGGTCGGCATACTGTTCTCCTTTCCGCGTTATTTGTGCCTATAGTATTCCTCGCGCTCGCGCAGCAGTCTTTTCAGATACTTCTGCGCGTCCCTGCGTGCACAGCCCGTGCTTTTGTCAATCCGTGCGCGGGCTTCGGCTATCTTTTCGTTGTGTTCGTTTATTGCTTTATTCATATTTGCGTGTCCATAGCCTTTCTACTTTCGCATATGTGCGCAGATATCGGCTCGGCAAGTCCGCAGGGGTAAAGCCGCCGAAAAGTTTATCCATGTCAAACAGCTTAGTTAACACGGCCTCTTTCTCCGCGTTGCTTGCCCGCCAAAACTTCGGCGCACGGCACAGGCGTTCTATGTTTTCGCTATCGTTCTCGCTTCCCCTGTGCGCCAACGCGGATAGCATTACGGTCGGCAAGCCCTCTGTTCCGCTGCTTTCGACTGACCATAAGGATTTGCCTTGATATATCAGATTGCCTTTTAGTCCATTCCCAATCGTCCGGGATATTTCACCTCTAAAGTTACGCTTTGCCATCGGCGCACACGCCATAGGCGTGGCGGGCATTGCCCTGAACGGTGTGTTATGCAGGACAATAGACCATTGTTTTTCGCGTTTCTCCGCTATATCATCCGCAAGTCTTATATCCTCGGCAAACTCGTGCCAATCGTCCTCCGTTTCAGACGGATAGCCGCAAATGTTAAAAAACTTGATTTGATGTGGCTTGCCGCTGTAATTAAGCATGGCGTTCAAAAATTGCCGCAGGTTCTCTCGCGTTATGGGTTTGTTCACCATTTTGCGCAACCGCTCGCTGAATCCGTCTATGGCCGTTGTACGCAAATGTGCCCAGTCTATTTCCTCTTTCCCGTTTATCATGTCAAGCATGGCGCGTTCCTTATCTTCCATGCCGTCAAACAAGCCGCCGGGCATTTTGTATACGTCGCCCAGGGACGATATGAACTTTCGCTGCCATGTATAGCCACAGAAAAAGCATTTGTGGTTGCACCCTATTGCCCGTTCTATGTATTCCTTCTTGTCAGTTAACCGTATCCGGTGTGGGTACATGCAATCCGTTTGCGCCACTCTATATATTTTGTCGGGCGAAAAGATTCTAACATCTATTACGCTTTCGTGGTCGTATCCGCCGTCGCGTTCTATGCCATCGATAAGCGGGGTCATAATGTGTTCGCCGCGTCCAATTACGGCAAAGTCGAACCAGCGCAGGAACGGCGTAACGTGTAATACGCCCGCCCCGCCGACAATAACCTTGTAATTGCCTTTGCGCCATCTCACACGCTCTTTGACAAATGTCCACCAGTCGCAATCGCTTGTAAGGCTAACCAGCACTATATCATATTCATGCACCGTGGCTATTCCGGCATACTCTACGCTATGCCCTGTGCGTTCCAAGCTGTCTATTATTACTTTTAGCCCGGCAAACTGGCGCGTATCTAAGCACTCTTTCTTGTATGCCGTCTTTGCGTATTGTTCTTGTACGTATGCACATATCTTCATGCTATACCTCAAACATAAATCCGCACTTAGGGCATTTAACAGGCTCTTTTTCACTACTGCCGCCGTCCCCGCAATCAAGCAATGAATCCACATCCACCGCCTCTATCTCGTCGAAGCCGAACTCCGTCATGTCAAAACCCCGCAGCCCGTCCATTTCTGCGGGCAACAAATCCCAATCCCATTCGGCAAGCTCTCCCACCTTGTTGTCGGCAAGGCGGTATGCCTTGACCTGTTCCGGCGTTAGGTCGCTTGCCACTACGCACGGCACTTCTTCTAACCCATTTTTCTTGGCGGCCTTTAGCCGTGTATCTCCCGCGATTACCTCGTCGTTAACGTCAATTACTATGGGCTGCTTAAATCCAAAAGCCTTAATGCTTGCCGCTACCGCGTCAACCGCCTTGTCGTTCTTGCGAGGGTTGTTCTTGTACGGTTTCAGCTCCGTAACCTTCCTCATCACAATCTGGCTATCCATTTATCCCATATGCTCCCTTCAACTTTTTGTGTCCCTTTACGCTGTTGCAATGTATACACGCGGGTTGATGGTTTGCTGTATCCCAGAATTTCGGGTCGTTCGCGCCATTCGGCGGGTCGATGTGGTCAACGCATTGCGCCACAATCGCACAGCCATCATCCAGCCGCAGGGCGCAAAGCTGGTTCTCCGGTCGGGATAAAAACCACTTTGAATATCTGTCCCACCGTGCATCGTACCCGCGTTCCCGCGACGTGCCGCGCCTGCCGTCACGCCTGCGCAGCTGTTCAAGCCTTTTCTCGCGCTCCGCTGCTTCGCCAGCCTCGCGGTGATCGGCGCAATATTTGTCGGTTGTGACATTGTTGCAGTTAGGCCATGCGCAGAAGTGCGCCGGTTTCTGCGCCATATTATCGCCGCCCCCTCCTTGCCGGATACGGGCATTCCTTCACCCCGCACCGCCGCTTATTCTTGTCATAGTGCTTGCACTCCTTGCAGGTGGCGGGCGTGTGTATCCATCTTATCAGCGTCATATTTCCCCCTATGCAAAAAGGCTCCCCTGCGGAAGCCCTTTTCTGATTATATCAGTATAGCATATAAATCGTGTTGTATCGTGTTGACTTTTATGGGGCAATGCGATTTATAAGCCGCTCCACGCCGTGTCGCTCTAAAGCCTTTGCCCAATCCTGCGACACGTGCATCCGCTGTGCCACCTTTTCCCAGTACCCGCTTTTTGCAACGCCGTACTCCACATACCTCAACTTTATCACCTCGCACTCCAGCGGCGGCAGACACATCACCTCAAACTCTATCATGCCCGCGTGATAATTCAGCTCTTGCAGCTCAGCTTCAAGGCGCTGCTTTTTTCGTTTGAGCCGCTTTATTTCGCGCGTGGCTTTGAGCGCTGCATTGTATGTAGCATCAGATACCCCGCTCCCGTGCGGCATACCCGTTAGCCTTTGCGGGTGAAGGTCGTACTGGCTTTCAATCTCTTCGTCCACCGTCACAAGCTGCCGCTCTTTGTCCGTGCGCGTGCGTTCTGCATTGCCCCAGTACATCAGCAGCCGCCTTACTGCCGCGCGGTCGTTTTGTCTCTTTTCTTTATCGCTTTTATCCATCCTACTGCCTCGCCTGAATTTTCGCAAAAATCGAAATTTTTTTGTTCCGTTGAGGGGCCCGCGGTACGGGCCGCCTCGGCGTAGGGATTTTGATACCCCCTCCCGCCGCGGTATCGTCGCTTAGCCCCGCACAAATTCTGGGCACTGGCGCACGCAGTAAGATTTTTGGAAGCGCTTGCTGCCATCGCCGCCATACAATCGTGTCTCTTGTGCGTCCCAGCCCTTGACAGGCTCGAAGCGTCTGCTCCATGCGCACCCGCGTTTGCCCGAATTGTCCGGCACAGCATTGGCGCATGACCAGCACAGTGTCTGGGAATATAGGGTTTTCTCGCAGGGGCTTGCACCGTCATAATACTTATGCGCATCGCCTGTCGGCGCGCGAAGCGCCAAGTGCGCCATCATCCTGCGCAAGGTCACGGTAGTCACGCCGATATGCTCGGCAATATCCTTCCATTTCCCTCCCTGTTTGCGCATCTGCTTCACATTGTCCCAGCCTGGCCAGTCAGGGTCAAGCATGGCATTTAACCTGTCGTATCTGCTGGGGCCGATGTTAATGTCGCGCCTGCCCGCACGCTTTTGCAGCGTCGGGCCACTTATGCCATATGGCTCAGCGATATTGTCCCATGTCTTGCCCGCCTCGCGCTGCTTGCACACGTCATCCCAGTCCACTGGTGTCAGTGTGGGCTTGCGCACTAAGCGCGTATCTATGCCATGCTCTTGCGCGTAGCCGTGTAGTCGGTCACGCGATACATGATACTTCGCGGCTATGTCAGCCCATTTCATGCCCTCCGTGCGCAAACGCTGTATATCCTCGATGGACGGCAGCGGGTTATAGTCTGTGCGCCGTGGTATATCCACGCCCGCCAGCCTTGCATACCTTGCCAGCGCGCCGCCCGTTATGCCGTACAGCTCGCCCACTTTGTCAAGATTCGCGCCTTGCTCGCGCCGCCGCTTGATATCCTCCCAATCCGCCACGGTGATATCATCTATCGTCCGTATCTTTTTAACCATTTCTCATCCTCCTTTGTTTTGCCCTCATTGCAAAACTAATTTAGATTACAATTAGGCCCGTTCCTATATTGGCACGAATGCTGGTACTTTAGTTTTTTTATAGGCCGAGCATATACGCAATCCCTACATGCATCATCGGCAATAATAAAATCTCTTATGTCTTCATACGGGCAAGCTCCTTCATTGTTCATCTTTGCTCCGCAGGTATCGCAGTACGGCGCTCTGTAATCTTCCCATTCATGTTCTTCGCCGCATTCTGAGCAAATCTGTATGCCATCCTCTTCGATCCACCGTCCGCGCCGCACCGGGGCAACATCGGCGGCGGGAATATCGCTGAATGTGTCTACCAAATCGCCAAGCGGTATGCCGTGCTTTTCTGCTATCACTTCGGCTGCAACAGCAGCGCATATATATTTGCTCATTACTTTTCCTCCTTCGGCGGTTCTGGTAGCGGCATCCAGTGAGTTACTTTATCAGCAATGCCCACCACAGCATAGTCATCCCAATTGTAAATCCGTTCGTACCAACCAGCGTTTACATAGTAATCATCATGTTCTTCGCAGTATTCGCCATAACATTCCCAATCCCAATTAAAGCTCGATTCTTCACGCAGTATCCCCTTAGGAACATAAACCGCAATACAGCAATAACAATATGTACGACCGCTTCTCAGCCTTGTTTTGCACAACAGCAAAACTTCTTTTTCTGCCTCCGGCAACCTATCTTTAACGCTTATCCAATCCATTTTTAATCCTCCGTTTCGTCACAATACCGCACTCCGGCAGCTTTCAATGCTTCGCAATTTTCATCATACACGCCCGCAGGGCCTTCAAAATCGCAGCTTATTATGTGCGTATGTACCATGTCAAAATCGCATACGCATTCATAATCGCAGTACATGCGCTTCGCTTTGCCCCGTGATTCCGCTGCAACGTATAGCTCTAACCCCCACAAATCGTCCGTGCAAAAGTATAAATTCATGCCTTCTTTCCCTCCTTCGGCTTTTACACTCCCTTATACGGGCATTCGCCCTCTGTGTTCCCGACCACGCCGCACCGTATCAATGCCCTGCGGCGGCCACATTTGCGCACCTCCTTGCCCTCCAATTCACAGAACGGGCAAGGGTTTGAAAAATCGTCTATCACCAGTGATTCAAAGTCCTCGCGCGGGCAGATATAAAATTCCTTGTCTATTCGCGCCGAAGTCTTAGGCACTGCGATAATCTCATAGAATCCCGCCTGACGCTGCAAGGCCGTCACTTGCTCCGCGTCCCGCCCCTGCAAGAGGTGCTGTGAAATCGTGGTGGCTGCGCCCATCATCAATTTTGCTGCGTCCTCGTCCTCTCGGTGTAGCCGACCGGTCTTGACCAGCACGTCACCGAAGCCGATTACGGAAGCAAGGGTGATGATAAGCTCCTTTAAGTCCTTGTTGATGTATGCTCCCATAGATACTCCTTTATCGTCCCTATTGCTTCTTCTGCGCCCCTGCAAACAACGGCCTTATAGCCTTGCTCCGCAAGCGCGGTTATCCAGCTTTTTTGCGTCTCGCTCACCGTGCCGCCTTTTTGCCGCTTTAGCTCAATGTATAGCCCGTGATAAGCTCCACGGCTCACGGGCAAGCACATATCAGGCACGCCCGCTTTCACTCCCTGCGCCTTTAACGCGATTGCGGTCTTAATTGCCCGCTTGCCGCCGTTGGGTATGGCGTACAGAAGCCCCAGCTCAGGGCGGGCGGCAGTCTCCATTGCCGCCCATTGAAAGATTATCCGCTGCTCTGCGTCCTCCAAAGGCACGGTTGGCGGGGTGTATGTGTGCTTCATGCTGTCACCTCTGCTATCGCCTTGAAAATGGGATATGCCTGCTGTGGCACTACGGCATTGCCTAAGCATCTAAGTCTGTCCACCCGATGGGGAACCCCATCAGCCACTCCATAAGGGCGGGGTTCGACTTCCCACCGCTCCCACAAGTCAGGTTCCGCCGTTCTGTTTCTGTGATTATCCCTGCATCCGTCAGCGCTTGCATTTGGCGGAAATTGTGTGTCCCCCCGCAGAGCGGCGCTCCTGTCGTCGGACGCGGCCACAATAAAGATCCGTTCGCCTTTGTGTAGCCCCCCCACGTCCCGAGCCGCAGAACTGTAGGCTCGCGCCGTGTAGCCGATGCTTTGCAAGTCGGAAAAAATCCCCGCAAGCGCAATTCGAACAATTCCAGCAACGTTTTCTCCGACCACCCAAGCGGGGTGCAGCTCCCGCACGATCCGGCACATTTCCGGCCAGAGGTAACGGTCATCTGCCGTGCCGCGCTGCTTCCCGGCAACGGAAAAGGGCTGGCAGGGGAATCCCCCTGAAATAATGTCAACTGTGTGCAATCTTGTCTTTGCATAAAAATCCTCCGCTGTAAGTGTCCGTATGTCGCGCCACTTCGGCACGTCAGGCCAATGTTTTTGCAGTATCGCGTATGGATAGTCCGCATACTCGCACTGCCCAACCGTCTTAAATCCTGCCCATTCGGCGGCTAAATCCAAGCCGCCTATGCCGCTGAAAAGCGACAAATGCGTTAATTCGGGCATTTTCTCCCTCCCCGCGTCTCGGCGGGCACATGCGCATCTGCCTGATATATCGGCATTATCTTGCCGTCTATCCGCATGCGGACAAGTGCCCCGCGCTGGCATGCCGAGCGGTATGCCCTGTATAGGTCTTGGCGGCTGGTTGCGGTGTACAGCACCTTTGTAACGCCACAATTTATTTCGATTAGCTCGTATGTGTGCATCTTATCCGCCTCCCAGCAAGTCTGTCCCTAAGCTGTCAATCTCTGCCGCACTGTAAGCACGGCTGTTAAAGTCCCGCTGCCGGTTAGGGCGCGTGGGTTTCCGCTGTGCCGTGTCCCGCTGCTCCCATGTGCGCACCGCTGCTTTCCAGTCCTTCATGGGACTGCTACCCACCTTCCAGCCCTTGGCCTCGTAGAAGTCCACAAAGGCTTGCGCATCTACACGGTTGCCGCGCTCCGCGCAGTATGCGCGTACCTCGTCCGCTGTGGGTTTGACAAAGCGTTTTTCTGGGGGGCGGCCCCCCTTAGGGGGGCAATCCCCGTTAGGGGATAGGGGGATAATTTTATTTTCTTTGTCTTTGTCTTTTAGGGTTTCGTTCGGTTTTTTTGGGTTATTTTGGGTTTTTGGTCGTCCTCCCTTTTTTCCGTTGATGGTGTTTTTTTCGGCTTCCGCCCTCGTACGGTCGATATTCAACTTTGCCGTGGGCCATAGTAACCGCTCACCCCCGCGTAAGTCTGGCAGTTCTCCGGTGCTGGCATAGCGCAGCATCGCCGTGAAAAGCCTGCCCTTCTCAGCGTCGCCGAGCATCTCTATGGCTTCTTCAAAGTCTGTATAGACTTTCAGATACTTCATAGCCTTGCTTCTCCTTCTCGTTGGGGCGGTATCGCAGCTCCGCCCCGGCGCTGTCCTTATCTTCAAGCGACCAGACCATAATCTCTATAGATTAAATTTTGCTAACGTGCGGTCGCTTAAAAGCTTTTTATCCGCCGCGGCTTGTGTAAACGGCATTGATGTGATATAATATCAATGCGGTCTTTAAGACTGCGGCTTTATCTGGCTCACCGTTGTTAACTCCCTCGGTGGGCTTTCTTTTTGCCCTTCGCCGCCTCTTTGCGGCAGATGTTAAAAGCGATTATCAGCATGACAGCCTCGCCCGCCAGCATGTACACCCATAATGCGATATACCATACGTTCATCTTTTTTTACGCCTTTCTGCGTCGATATGCGCCGACCGCACCCAATACGCTTCTTTCTGCCCGCGCAGCTTGTCCTTCATTCTGTCCGCCACGGCGCGGGCGATAAATTCCGCTTTTGTCATTTTTGCCATAGCTTACCTCCCTATAATGGCAAAATCGGGGTATTTCTGCTTCCGCGTCCTGCCCGTCTCTGCCATGTGCGCCATGCTCCGCACCATCACCAGCGGCTTTTCCCCGCCTGTGCCTGTCAGCCGCCCATCGGCCAGCATCCGCCGCACGGTAACGGGGCTGACATTCAGCAGTTCAGCGGCCTGTGCGGTGGGGACGTATTCTCCGTGCGCCCGCACCATGCGATCTTCCACCGCCACGGCATCGTTTATACGCTCGTCCACGGCCTGTTGTATCATCTCCCGCAGCATCTTTTCCAAATCCATTTTGCTTCTCCTTTCCTTCCATTTCGCAGTCGCAGCGTTCCCCGCTGTCAAGGTTCGCCCCGCATTCCGGACATTTCCTCATTTTTTATGCCTCCATTTCCTTGAGTGTTTTTTCCTTTACGTCCTTGATTGCCGCTTTCGTCTCTGCCATCATCATGTCTATAAAATCTTCAACTTTCATGCCGCACATAACCTCGGCGGCGCTTATCCATGCATATGCCACCGCCCTCGCAGTCGGCGCTTGCTCGGGTGGAACCGCTTTGCAATTAAACGCCGAGCCTATCACGTTCGTCATAATTTCGCCCAGTCGCCCCGGTATATCCCGCACATTCATATTTTCCAATTGGCTCATTTCCTCTTTCCTCCTTTTTCTCACATCGGCAATTGCCGTGAAAACTCTGTAAGCGCGTCCATCACGCCGTTCAGGATGTTGTAGGCGCAGGCATACGTGATGTGCTTTGACCGCAAAAGGCCGATTATCTCATCTATAATGCCCTGCGCTTCCTCGTCGTCTAAAATCTCCTTGCAGGTCAAAATCTGCTTTAACGTTTTCATGGGTTTGTTATTGCTCCTTTCCAGCATGTCTATAATGTCCATGAGCTGCCTTTCTGTCAGTCGGATTTGCATTTCCGCTTCTCCTAAGCAGTTGACCATCGTCGTATATTCCAGCATCCCTTTCCTCCTTCTTCTCACTCAAGCCCCTTCTCCTTGAGAAAAGCCTCCGTTTTCTCTTGCAGGACTTTGTCATACTCTTTCTTGGTCTTTTCCTCGGCCTCTTGCCAATATCTGGTGCCGTAGAGATTTGACCGCCCATAATTTAGGACAAATGCAACCTCGCCGTTGCGGGTGCCGTTTTCGCGTTTACCCGCCGCGGTAACTTCCACATACTTCCGGTCGTCTTTGTCTGTGCTCTTTATGGTCTTTATCGAGCGGTAAAGCTGACCTGTCGTGTCTGTCCTGTAATAGCCGTAGCGTATAATGTTTTGCTTAACATTTTTCTTGGCTATCTCGCCGCCGGCCTTCAAGACCTCATCCACAAAATCGTCAATCCCCCCCCGCCATGTCGCGGAGTGCTCTTTCTATTTCGTCAATTCCGTCTACATATAATCGTGCCATGATGCGCCCCCTTCTTGACACTTATAGTGTCACTTTTAGGCAAAAAATATATCTTGCACGGAGTGCCCGTAGTACGATGCGATTTCCATTTTTACTTCATCGCGCGGGGTTCTCGCGCCAAGCTCATACATACCAAGCGCAGCTGATGATATACCGATCTCGGCGGCGGCTGTGTCTCTCGATACTCCTTTTGCCTTGCGATAAGCTCTAAGCCTCATCCCAACCGCAGTTTTGTCTGGCATTTTTTTTCCTCCTTTTGGTTTATGAGTACATTATACATCTTGACACTATATGTGTCAACACTTTTTGTGGCATTTTCTTCTTGCTTTTTGTCACGGCTTGTGACATAATATATAGAGAAAGGGGTGATTATACATATGGGCGGGTTAAATGACAGGATAAAGGAGCTGCGCATACTAAACAAGGACACCCAAGCAGATTTGGCAGAAAAACTCGGAATGTCGCGCAGCTACATATCTATGCTCGAGTGCGGCAAGCGCGAACCTCAGCACGAAGAGCTCGAAGCTATTGCCGATATATACAACGTTGATATGAATTACTTATACGGGAAACAAAGCGAGATGAACTCACACCGGCTCATTACTGATGCAGAGTTTCAGTTAATACTTGCTTATCGCAAGGCATCGCCGGAAGCCCGCGCGATAATCGATCGGATTGTAGAACGTTGATGATTTCGGCAAGCTTCTGGGGGTCGCGAATGGCATTAAGCAGCGCGTTTTCTTTCTTGGTCATCGTATTATCCTCCGTGCAAAAAATTGTTAAGATATGATACCATATCACAGACGCCATACATCATATAATCTATGGTGGGTGGAGGGGGCGGCGGAGAAGCAAGGTAAGGTTGCGCCGCCCCCGTGGGTGCGCCCCTATGCGCATATCAAGCGTACCGCAAATCGGGAGCAATTTATAGGGCTAAAAATGAGCCTTTCGACAAAATATTGGTAAAAAAATGAGCCTTTTGGGTATCAGAAATGAGCCTTTTGGGTATCAGAAATGGAAAACAGAAGAAAGAGGGCGAAAATGTGGACACAATCACCGAATGTAACCAAAAGTATGCCGATGCTTTTGCAAGGCTGCGGGAAAAACACGGCGTGACGATTCAGGACGTGGCGCGAAGAAGTAAAATCCCGCTATCCACGCTCAAGCGCACTTTGCAAGGCACAACCGGAACACCCATGGCGACATATGAAATACTTGTTACCCAAGGCTTAGGCGCGACGATGCATGAATTTGTGGACGAGATTTACGGAGCCGTGCCGCAGGCCGAAGAGCCTACACAGAGGTACACCAACGCAGTCAGGCTGCTGCTTGCCGAAAAGGATAGGCGCATACAGCATCTTGGTAAATGGCTTCGGTGGGCGGTGGTGTACAGCGTAAGCGTAACCGGAATATTGATAGGGCTGTTTTTGTGCGATGTGTTAAACCCCGCCGTGGGATGGCTCAGGCAGCACGCAGAAGCCGCGCGGAGCATGAAAGGCTCGATTTTATAAAAAGACAGGAGGAAACGACATGACAAAAAAGCTTGCAAAAGTCCGCGAAAACAAGGGCAAGGCCGTAAATGCGCTGCCGGAGGATTATGTGGCGCTGGACTTGGAAACAACCGGGCTTGATCCGGAATGGGACAGCATTATAGAAATAGGCATGGTGCGCGTCCGCCACGGCGAAGTAGCGGCGGAGTATAGCACGCTGGTAAACCCAGGCATAGAAATAGACGAATTTATAACGGAGCTGACGGGCATCACAAACGATATGCTTGCAGCCGCCCCGGCGCTGCCGGAGGTGCTTCCCGCCGCCCGTGACTTCTTGGGCGACGATATCATTTTAGGCCATAATATCAATTTTGATATCAATTTTATCTATGATAATTGCGAGTACCAAGGGCTGCCGCCCGTAAGCAACGACTATATAGACACCATGCGCATATCCCGCCGTGTGCTGCCCGACTTGAAGCACCACAGGCTTAAAGATATCGTAAATGCGCTCGGCGTTGACCACGCGCAAGCCCATCGCGCTATAGGTGACTGCCATGCTACGATTGACTGTTATAAGGCATTGCTGGCACATATAGACGCGGGCATAGGCAGGGACGATTTCACGGCGGCGATGGCAAGCCATGGCAGCACCCGCCCAGACTTGCACGCGCTTACCGCAGACGGTACGGCGGTGGACGAGATGCACCCGCTATACGGCAAACATTGCGTATTTACTGGCACGCTTGCCAAAATGGTGCGCTTAGACGCGGCGCAGGCCGTGGTAAATGTCGGCGGACTGTGCGACAACGGGGTCACCAAGGACACCAATTTCCTAATCCTCGGCGCGAGCGATTACAGCAAAATCAAAAACGGCAAAAGCAGCAAACTAAAACGGGCTGAAAGCCTGATCGCAAAGGGGGCGGACTTGCAGATAATATCCGAAAATGTCTTTTACGATTTGATGAACATCTAAAAAAATTCCGTGCGGCTGCAATCCGCACGGTACAAAGGAAAGGGAGCGAGATATAGCCGAACTACGCTCGCCCCTATTATATCATAAAATCACAAAGGGGGCAATGAAATGGCGAAGCAAAAAGATGGGCGCTACCGTGCAAAAATCACAGTCGGCACGGACGCAAGCGGGAAAAGCATAGTCAAGTATGTGTCAGGACGCACCAAAAAAGAATTAGAAGCGGCTAAGGCAGCGGCGCGTGAAAAGTACGTCACGGGCGCAAACGCTGCACCGGAGGGAGTACTTTTTGACCGATACGCACTGACATGGTACGAGGTGTACAAGCAGCCGCATATAGGCGTATCCGCGCAGATGTCATACCGCACGGCGCTATATAAGCACATCTTTCCCGCGCTTGCGGGGCGGCGGCTTACGGCAATCACCACGGAGGACTTACAGCGGCTGCTGAACGCCAAGGCCGACACGTGCGCCGCCATAATAGGCAACATATCTACAATCCTGCGTGGGGTATTTCAGCGGGCATATAGTCAGGGGCTTATCCCGCGTGACATCACGGTCGGGCTTACAATCCCGTCCAAGCCCAAGGAGACGCGCAGGGCGTTGACGGACGCGGAGACGGATGCAGTTCTGCGCCTGATGGACGAGGACGGCACGCTAATGCTTGCCCTGCTGTACTACACGGGCATGCGCTACGGCGAGGCTTGCGGCCTGCAATGGCGGCACATTGACTTCAAGGCGGGGACAATCCGCGTTGAGCAGCAGGCGGCGGGCAAGACGGGCGAGATAGATGCACCCAAAACGGATAAGTCCGTGCGGACAATCCCCATGCCGCGCGAACTGGCTGACAAGCTGCGCCCCGTGCGCGGTCTGCCGCAGTCGTATGTAGTACCGTCGTCCACAGGGTCATATCACCGCAATGCGACGCGATACCGCCTATGGGACGACTTAATGGCGCGGCTATATGATATCGCGCCAGAGATTGACGCGATTGAAAAGGGCGGGCGGATGATATCGGTCATAACCCCGCATTACCTTCGGCACAATTACGCCAGCGTGCTATACAACGCGGGCGTAGACGTGCTTTCCGCCCAAAGATATTTAGGCCACGCCAATGCGAAAATCACGCTTGAAATATATTCACACCTTTCAGCGCAGAAGGAAAAATACAGTGCAGAGCAGTTACAGGGCGCATTTGAAAAAAGTTGCCGTAAAGTTGCCAGCCCTACGGCGCACGGATCCAGCGGTAATTAAAAAATGCCTAATTTGCTAAGAAAAAGCACCCATTTTCATGGATGCTTTACTTCTTTGGTATCCGGCAGCTACAAGGATTTTTTGACCACCAAAGTGCGCCATTGTACAGCAAAACATAGATATTTAGGCATTTTTTCAAACAGCCGTTAGCGCGGACGCACAAAAAAAGTTGCCGGAAAGTTGCCGGGGGGGTGGTGTAAATAGATTACGCCTTATACATATCCTGATACCTTTTTACACGTTCCGTCTTGTCTATCTGCTTGCCGTGTAAATAGGTATACAGTGTCAGCATATCGGCGGGTGGGTCGCCATGCTTCGCCTTGTAGTCCGATATGGCGCGGACTACAAGGTCGTGCAGCATGGATGCGTGGGTCAGCTCCTGCCCCGATATGGTGTACAGGGTCTGCGCCACGGTCGGCATATCGTCCTTGACCGCAAGCGCCCACTTAGCATACTTTTCAGCGTCCGCGATTTCTTCGCAAATCTGGTCGGACAGGTCGTTAATTAGCTTCATTTTTTAGCCGCCTCCGCCACGGTGGCGACGGCTCCGCCAGTCAGCCCCGTAAGGTCGTTATTGGGTGCGCAAGGCGGGTTGCCGAGCAGCTTAAAAGTCCCGCCCGTGGGGGTGGTGGATACCACGGTGCTGTATTTGGTGCGCTTGCGCATGCTGCACGCGGTCACCTGTGCGCAGCAGCGGTTTATCAGGGGATACTGTGCCGTGCCTGTGCCGATGGTGATATATACGGGCGCGGATATGGTGGTAGTGTCCGGTATGCTCTGCGCCACTACGATGCAATATTTTTCGCCGTTGGCGTACACGCCTGCGGGCAGATTGATAATAAGCCCAGTACCCGCCACAAATGTCACGGACTGGGATATAATCAGGTGGGGGCAAAGCTGGCATATATTTTTACAAGCCATAATTTTCTCCTTTCATAATCAAGGGGCGGTCTAAGCCGCCCCGATAGTCACGGCAATGCCGGATGGTGTCATGCGTTAGCAGCAGGTGCTGCCACAGCCGCAGCCGGAGCCGCAAAACGGGCTATTCCCGGCGTTGTAGGTGTAGCCGTTGGGGTAGCGTACCACGCCCGTCAGCTGCTCGCGGACAAACATCTGGTTATTGGCCTGCTCAAGCTGGGCTATGCGCTGCTCAAGCTGTGCCTTTTCAAGTGCCGCAAATTTTGCGTCGATGTTGGCGTTGATGGCATCCATGCCACGCTGTACGGCGCAGCAGCACTCCGCCATCTGGGACTGTATGCCGTTTGCGGACTGCATCACGGTCATATTCGTGCCGTTCTGTGCAAGGGCTATTTCCTTGCCCAGCTGGCCGATATTGCCCTGCATGTCGTAGCCAAGGCTGCATATGCCGTTGCCGATGTTGGTCAAGCGGTCATTAAGCTGACCAAAATGCTGGCCGAAAAGGATTTCCTGCTGCGTCGCTGCGGTCGCGTACTGGCCGTAGTCACCGTTGCCGCGATTGCCCCAGCCGCCAAAGCCTCCGCCCATCATGGCAAAAAGTATAATCAGCGCAAAAATCCAAAAACCTCCGCCCATGCTGCCGCCAAGGCCGTCGTTTTTGTCCGTTACGGCGGCAATATCCGCCAAAGAGGGTACATTATCCATTGTCTTTTCTCCTTCATAATTTTATTTTTTTGGTATATAAATCGCGCGTGATTTATCGTATCTGTGATAAGATGCTTTCAGGGTCTATGCCGCGCTGCTGGCACAGACTATAAAACATCTGCTGGGGGTCACGCCCGCCGAGCATCCGCATTACCTGCTGCATTTGCGCGGGCATTCCCATCATGCTTTTCGCCTGGGCGATTAGCTGCGGGGATATTTGCGGGGTCTGCTGGCTTCCAGTTTTCATTGCTTGCAGTATGGGATTCGGCATTTAATTTGTCCTCCAATTTTGATATTCTCGCCGCGAGGTCATTTATGTCTACGGGCGGCGCAGGCTGATACGGTGTGATGGTGTACGGGGTTAATGTAGGATACCCCGCGCTGTCAGTACACTTGTGCCAGACTATGGGCGCGGTGGTGTCCAGCAACAGGATGCTGCTATTGGGCGCAAGGTTGTACGCCTTCGCCCCGCCCTCGCCATTGACTTGGGCAATTTCGGTGCGCTGCTGGTACTGCTGGGGCTGCTGATAGCCGCCAAAAAAGGGGTTAGGATTCCACATTTTTTCTCGCCTCCTTATGCCTTAATTTTCGCAAAAATTAAGCCCCGCGCCCTGTGCGCGAGGAGGGAATTTTGCGGGCATTTAGCGGGGGAAAAATATTTTTTAATTTTGTCAGGCAAAATGCTTGACAAGAATGGAATTGCATGCTATAATAAGGCCATAAGATAAAGCAAGGGCGACAAGCCCCGAAGGGAGTTAAAAATTATGAAGTACGATGTAACATTTTCCTGCGGTCACACTGCTACGATAGAGCTGTTTGGCACGAACGAACAACGCGAACGCAAAATCAAGTGGTATGAGACTTACGGCGACTGCCCCGATTGCTACGAAGCCCACATAAACGCCGAGAACGCCGAAGGTTGCGAAGCCGTAGAAATGTCCTACCGCGAATACAAAGAAAACTATGGCGAATGCAAGACCGAGCGCGGCAGCTACAACAAAGAAACAAAGACCATCGTGGTCTACGTCCCCCGCACCGAAACCGAAGAGCCCGAAACTGAGAAAACGGAAGAAACCGCAAACGAAGAAGCCAAGGAACCCGCCGAATACGAAATCAATAACATAGAGTCCGGCTTGGCCAACATAACCCCGGTTGAATTTGTGGATGCCTACGGCATATATGCGCGAGACTACGGCACAACGCCGCCGGAGGAACGCCGCGCCAAGAGATGCCTTGTCGGCATAGAGCTACTCAGCGGGCGGCAAATAGAGGTATTCGGCAGCAGAGAAGCCATACAGCCCGCTATGATACGGCAGTGCTGGGAGTACATAATGGCAAATCGCGACGCGCTGCTGCCCATGTTATTAAAATAAAAAAGGAGAGAAAAAATGCGAGATGAAGCAGTAAAAACACTTGGGTATATCTACGGGCTGGCGTGGCAAGTCAGCCCCGATAAGCTTAGCGAGCCGGCGCTATTCGCGGAGGCGCAACGCCGCCCGGCACACGGCTTTGCAATGTCTATGCGGTGGCTGATGGCCGCCCGCAAAATGACGCCCCCCCTTGATCGCGCCATAAGCGACGCGATCCAGCCGCTTGCCCCCGAAGATTTTGACGATGGTGATAAGGTCATAAGCGCGCAGCAGCAATGTATGTGGGACTTGGCTTTTTATCGCGGCAAGGCAGCCCCCATCCTTAACGACCCCGACTATCTTGCGGAAAAGATGCGCGAAAAGGGGCTAACGTTGGAGCAAGTCGGCAATGTTTGTGGCATGAGCCGACAGGCCGTATCTGACTGGACGAGTGGCAGGCGGCCAATCCCCCAAAAGCACAAGGCCACATTGGCAGAGGTTTTCGGCATATATATGTAGGGCAAAAATATTTTTAATTTTGTCAGGCAAAACGCTTGACAAAGTATAAAATCTGCTGTATAATATAGCCATAAGATAAAGCAAGGGGCTGAAGCCCCAGAGGGAGTTAAAAATGAAGGTTTACAAAGCGATTGAAGGCACCGAGACTTATGAGCAGTATGGCGAAGATTTTATCCCCATGTGGCGGGTAGCGGAAAAAGACTTCCCCCGCAGCGAAGTCCGCACGGCTACGGCAGATGAGCTTATAGCGGCCATAGACGACGATGCCGAGTGGGAGCCGAATCTTGTCGAGGCGCTGTGCTATGAGCTGGATATAGACTTTGACAGCTACGAGGACTGCGAATCCGCCTACGATGCGGCAGTAGCCAAGCACGCCGCCGAGACGCTGAACCGCTAAGACACAGAGGGTAAGGGGCGGCAGCACCGCCCCAAAGGAGAGAAAAAATGGAAGCAAGGATGCCGAGAACCAAGGCCACGCTGATGGCCTTAGCCGAAAAGTACCACATGGAGTTTTTACGCCACTACATCACGGACGAGGGCTACGGGGTGTACTGCGTATCGGACGAGCGGATACCGGAGCTGGATGCACTGGCGGCTGATAATGAATGGGGTGATGCCTGGATATTCGACTGGCTCAACTGGAGGAATCCGCCCTATATGTACCGGATAATTTGTCCCAAAAACTGGATAAATCTTTGGGGTTGGGTGAAATAACCGGGGGAAAGAAAAAAAAGATACACTGCGGTGCATCTTTTTCTTTGGTTTGAAACCCCACCAAAGATAAATAATGTTTCAATCCACACCCGCAAGCGGGTGGCATGCGTCCCAGACGCAAAAACGAAAAGTTAAATATTTCAATCCTCATCCGTTGCCGGATGACATTATTAAAATACCACAGCATCAAGCATATGTCAAGCCCCCAAAAATAAAAAAGCCCCCATTAGGGGGCATATTTTATAAGGGTTCTCTCCGCTGCCTTGTATCGGCGGCGGATTTGGTCATACTCCAGCGGCGCATCTGTGTACCGCGCCTGATACTCCGCTGTAAGCCTGTCATACGGTACACCATCCAGCAAATGCCGCGCCACAAGCCAGCGGTCACGCTCGCTGAAAATCCGCTGGTAGATTATCCCTTCCCACTCCGCACGGGATAGGGTCTGCAAAATATTTTTGTCCACCACACAGGCCGGCTTCTCATCGGCCTATCACCTCCGACCTTTTTAGTGTCGCAGAGGGGCGGCGGCAAGCTTACTTCCGGTCGCGGGCTATGGCATCATACGCGCCATTGGCGGCAAGGGACACAACCACGGCATTTATCACGCACAGCGCACCCGCCTCAAGGGTCAGGCCGCCGGTGAAAAAGGTGGCGGCAATAAGCACCACAAGCGCAATTACATAGCTGGTCAGGCGCGTGGGTATCTTGTCGATAAAGCCCACGCCCTTGATAAGCTGGGTTACAAGGCTGGTTGCAAGGGTCGCCCCCGCGTAAGTCAAAAGCACCGCCCAGGTAAAAAATTCGTTCGTCATTTTTATCTCCTTTCAATTATGTGTTGCAAAAGTTCTGCACGAGCGTTTTTCAGCCCGTCAATTCCGTTTCCGTCAATCTCATGGTTTATCAGGGCCACAAGGCCGGTTATAATAGCTTGGTTTGTGACTTCCTGCCGCGCAAATTTTGTGTTAATTTCATCAAACCGTTTCAGATCGTTTGAATCATGCTCAAGCACCTTCTCCAGCTTCTCGCGCATAGATAATGCGGGGGCTATTATTTCCCTTACCGCCTTTATGCCCTGCGCAATAAGGACAATCGCCCCCAGTATTGATGCACACCATCCCCACCATTCCATGTTACACCTCTGTATGCGCTGTTGCAAACGCCTTTACAGCCGTCATTGTGGCTTTGCCGCATATTCCATCGGCCTTGCCGCAATCGTAACCGCAGGCGTTCAATGCGGTCTGCATAAGCTCCACGTTTTCGCCGCGCATCATGGGCGATGTCAGCCTAAAGACGGTTGGGGCGGTATCCTCGGCCAGCGCGGGGTGTCTGCCCTGATGTGTCCAGCCGCCGTAAGACAGATGGCGCATCACTACGCCAGCGTCACGGCCTTGTGCCTCTATCACCATGCCGTTGCCGACATACACGCCCACGTGTCCCATTTTGCCCTTGGCGAAGCTGTACCTAAATACCAAATCCCCCGCTTGCATCTGCCACGCGGCAAGCTTGCCCTGCTGCTTGCACTGTCTGTATAAGCCTTGGGCGTTGGTATCGCTGTCTATCAGCCCGCGTATGTCCCTAAGCCAATGAATTATAAGGCCGCTGCAATCATAAGCATACAGCGGCGTTTTGGCGGCTTTTTTGATGTACGCAAGGGCGCGTTCGGTCTCGCGGCGTGAGGTTTCCTTGCGCCGCACCCATTTTTCGAGGTCGGCGCGGTTGTCTACCCTTTCGCCCTGCGCGCCCCAGACGTAAGCGTCCCCGATGTGGCTTTCGAGGTAAGCGACAAAATCATCTATCTTTTTGCCCATACTCTTACTCCCACCATGCCCAGCGCGGCCAGTATCATCACAAATCCCACATACACGGGCGCGGAGCCGGTCTGCGGCAGGTCGGGTGTGCGCACTACCACGCTATCAGCACCCCATACCGCCGTGGCCTCGGCTTTGATATGCTGCCCGAGATTTGCCACAAGCGCAGCATCGTCCATGTATATCTTGCCCGCGTAGATATCATCAAGCGTCATACTCAGCGCGTTCAACTCGCGGGTCAGGTCGGCAAGGCCGCCCGCTATGGACACATCTACCGCCACGCCATTGCGGCGGGTGAAGGTCAAGCTGCCTATGGTCACGGTATCCCCGCTTATGGTAACGGGCTTGCCGTCATAGGTCAGTTCCGCCAACGGGGTAGTATACTTGTATACCGCCCGCACGGCGGGGTATGCGCCTGTGACTATCGCGGCGACTACATCGCCGTCAAGATACAGCACGTCCATATCCGTAAGATTGATAGTGCCATGCACGGGATTGCCTTCGGCATCCAAAAATTTTGCCGTAAAGTACACCACCGTGCCGACTGTAGCAGCCTTGCCCGGTGCAGGGGTATAGGCCGCGCCGCTTGTGGTCGCCACCTTGTCCAGCTTAGTGACGGTCACGGTATAAGTCGGGGGCGGATTATCCGTGCGTCCCCAGCCCATAGCCATTGCGCCCGTGCATATGCACAGCAGCACAACGGCAAGCACCATTGCAAAGTATCTTTTCATTATTTTAGCCCTCCTTTGGCTTTATAATCTCTTTGATGGTCTCTAAAAATGCCGCCAGCTTTGATACGCTCGGCAGCCCCGTCATACCATCTACCGCCTCACGGATACGGTCAAGCTTAGCTTGCAGCTCGTCCCGCTCCGCGCGGTCAGCCTTTATCCTGCGGTTGTACGCAAGGATTTTATTGCGCAGTTCGTCCGTCATTCCGTTACCCCCGACAATAGCATATTTAACGCTTCTTCAAGCGTTGCTATCCTTTCTTCCGCCGTGGGCTCGGGCGCGGGCTGTTCTGCCGCAAGCCGTTCGAGCTCCGCTATTTCTTCTGCGGTCATATCACGATAGATACCGTTTTCATAGATTTTCATGCTGTCCATCCTTTCGACAAAGCTAAACAGCGTACCTTAGTTCCTGTGGGCAAGTGGTCACCAGCATTGTTTATATATAATCTAATGCCATCAAAAACATTATTGTAACTCCCGTCAAATACATCTCCTTGACTTGTGCTGGAAACAAATATCGCACGATTAGAACCAGCAAACAAATAATT